ATTACATCCTTAGCACCATCTGTCAAAAACGATGTAAGTGCTGTGGTATCAGAAGAATCACCACCTACTGTACCAACCATATCCTCTACCTGTACTTGGAATGTTGCCATTAGTCTTCAATCACCGTCACTTCCAAGTTGCAACTTGCTGTATTTGCCCTAGCCCAATAATCAGCATCTGCGGCACGGAACATGGCAAACTCTCCCGCTTTTAACTTGCAGAAGTAATTAGTGTCATCTTCATCCGCAATCTCGATATAATTACTTGAATCTAAATTCTTAAAGAACATATATCCATACGTCCCAATATCAGAGGCTACGCTTATTTGCTCATTGCTCGTTCCTATTACCTGTATGCTTTTGTTATAAGACTCGCCAGACACATCAATATAGGTAGAGTCATGCTTACTCTCTTTGACACCGCTCTTGCTGTATTCTAATTGAGCTTCAATTCTTAGTTCGTTAGCCATTACTACCTCTTCTTTTTCTTCTTTTTCTTCATTTTTGCACTATATTTTTTGGCGGCTTTAACAGTTTTATGTTTTCTTTTCTTGCCACCGTACTTAGTAGTTTTACCTTTTCTCGGCATAGCTATTTCTCCTTAATTTCCTGCACTATTAATCTTTATACTCGCCTGCTTCTTATTCTTTGGGAATATCTTGCTATGGAGATGCTGATGTCTCTCTACCGCCTTATTTTCAATATCCTTATCCATTGATATCATATTAATGTCTATTAAATCACGCCGAATAGCCGGAGCCCAAGGCGATTCCCTCATCACCGTATTAACCGTATACTTCCGTGGAGACGCCGGTTGATGACAGTTTTTACAATAAAACCAGCCGTCCGGATTCGGTTTATCACAATGCATACAAGTTTTCATAGAGGTGGAAGGGGGTTTGACCCCCCAGCCACCTGATCCTTATATCGGGATTCTATCCCCGAACTTCAGATTTTTAGCTAAACGTGATATGAGCTTTGTCAGCCGCTAAACTAAAGACATAATAGCTGTCGCCGTCACAAACAAGACTAGCTCGGTCACCTTTTGTTGCGCCACTAATAAAAGTGATAACGTCAACACCGGTACCTTCAGTCACTGTTTGAGCCGCACCATCTTCACCATCAATACCATGACCATGAATGTTATCTCCATCGTCGGTACTGGCGTTAATAGTAACAGCATTTGATGCTACGGTATGCACAATAAATTCTGCATTCCATCCAAGCATCTCATTGTCTTTGCTCGCACAATCAGGCAGTGTAATAGCATAAGCCGCACCCTGATCAATAAGGAAAACAGTTCCCGAGTCCTCTGGTGTCAGAGTCATTGCCTCGGTAACGTGCTTGACCTTTTTGAGCGTTTTAGAATAGCTACTGTTCTCATTTATAATATCACTACGCATCTTCCCTACTCCTAGTTAAGATCAGTCATCGAATACAACATGTGAGTTTCAGGAATCGTTATTTCAAGACCAGCCTCTGTGAGGATCATGTCTTTCCGTAAGTCTTCATCGCCCTGTTGTACATTCGTGACAACGTGAGTATCTCTATTGACACCGTTTCCTACGAGAGGACGGTATGAACAATGCTTCATGTCAGCAAGCAAAAGCATTCCAGCAGACATGCCTCTAAACAGAGGTTCCCTGACGATAGACATATCGCCATGAACAGTATTTAATTGCATGATATTGTGACCGAAGGCACCTTCTCTCTGTACAGCTTGAAAGTTGTACATATTAGATTGAGATTCAGTTTCTCCAGCAGTTTCCAAACTTGTAGTCACAAAACCCGGCCCCAACTTATTAAAGTAAGAGACTACAGGTAGACTAGCAAGCGCCAGTTTATTATTGCTGCCACCACGGGCAGGATCAAAGAAGACCTCGAAATCAGACAAGAAAGTATCATAGGTAATTGCCGTTGAAGCCGCTGCCGCAAAATACGGAGCACCGGAACTATACGAAATAGAACCGGGCGTTCCTGCTTGACGGTTAACGATAATATGACCTACGAGCCCTTCAGTGGTCTGAATCCCGCTTGATCTTCCACGTTGACCAAACAACATTGCTCTTTCAATATCGACCTTATGTTCACGTAGCTTGAGATTCCAGATACGAGTCCATTCGTCTGCATATCCACGATAACGAGTTGCGATAGAGGTATTGCTCTGCTCGGCCGCCGTTTTGAAGATTTGAGTATAACCAAAATCATCTTCCAATGATTTAGACCATACGTCCGGAGAACCGGAACCTTCGGCAAACGCCGTACCAATAATCTGAGCTTTGTCACCGTCAGCCACTGCATCATAACCAGATTCGCTAGAATTACCAACGCTCATACAGGTTACATCGCAACGAGTTTCAGTGCTGCCTTGCTCACTCACACTGTCAATACGGAAAATGGCATGTGATTTGCCATCAACCACTTCAACAGCTACAACCATACCTTTGACAAGCCAACTAATTGAGGAACCAGACCCATCGTCAAAATCAATCTGTCCACTTACACCAGCCGCTAAAGAGCTAAGAGCGCTATCAGCAACTAGGCTACGGTTTGTCCAGTCAACCCGTGAACGGTTCTCAAGGAACCTGAACACAGAATCGTCTGTAGGTACTTTTGCTACCTTACTAAGATACACAAAAAATGGAGATTCTTCTGGAGCTAACTCAGCAACTCTGTCACTAAAGTCATATAACCGTCGTTGATCCGGAGCTTGTCCGACACCAGCGGTGGTTGCGGCCGCAGTAACATTGCTACTTTTTAGCTGTCCAGTATAATAAGCCATTTGCTTATCTCCTTTTTAAGCTACTTAGGGCAATCTATTGCCAAACCCACCAGCATTCTTGATGTTATCCCACACCTTTTCTTCTTCAGTCTTAGGTGTGGCACCTGTACCCTGCACACTGCCGGGTGTTCTGGGGGCTTGTTTATTTGCCCTAACAATATCTAAAGACGAAGAAGGCTTCGACCTTTCCTCTCTTCCATTTGTCTTCAGATAAACATCAACAAGCGTCTCAAATGGTAAATCCTCTTTCGGGGTTGAATAGAATTTCACAAAGTCTTCGACCATTTCGTCATCAAACTTATATGAATCCTTCAAATCCTTTCTAAGGTCATTCATAAACACTTGTTCCTGCACAACAGCCATTCGCTGTTGCACTCCCCGATCCACAGCCTCATTCACCTGTTTTTGAACATGTTGATAAGATTCTGAACCGGGATCAAAGAAGGCCTTCCAAGGGCTAAACTCATCCTCCGTCATTTGAAGGTTTTGTGCCTGAATAGGCTGTCCACCGGCTATTGCCTGCTGGAGCGTTTGCACCAGATCAGGTCTGGTTTCCAATAGGTCTACGAGTGGCTGGTATTTCTCCAGCTCCTCATTCCGAGACTGTGCCCGGTCATACATGGACTGAAACTTCTTAGCCTCAGACTCATAGTCCACACTTGAAAACTCAGCTTCTTCGTTACCGGCAACATAATCCATATCCACGCCTTCAATTTCGGGATATTCAGTCACCTCTTGTGTAGTTGCTTCTGCCATAATTCACCTCCTAGATGTCCTTGGTATTTGGGCATAACCCACATTGGATTTCCCATGCCATGACTTCACCTGTTAAGGGTGGCCCTAGCGCCCCTTGTTGGGGCTCCCTTTTTTGCCTACTGTACATTAGTCGCCTTTTATGCCTTCTATCGCATCTTTAACGTCACGCTCACCGAGCTTGACAGCGGTATCCAGCTTTGCGGCTCTAACTTTTCTATCTGCATCACTTTTGGATGCAATATCAGAAAGTTTATTCTCAAACTGGGAGACCTCTACACGCATCCTATCGTGAACAGATTCACGACGTGCGGTTTGCAGGTCACCCGATAATTCTTTGACTTGGCTCTGTAGACCCTGAATCTGTGATTCATAACGCTGATAATCGCTAAGTCTGGCCAAGACACCTTCCTTGTCAAATATTTCCGGATTCTTTTTCAATACTTCCATCCTGTCAATTAACCCTAATTGAAATGCTTCTAAATAAACATTATATGTTGCCCACTTACTTTCTGGCAAAGTAGAGCCGGGTTGTATCCTAACATCATGTTGACCGATATTTAACCTGTCCTTAAAAATATCATTCACCGGTCGGGTTATATCGTCATACATATTGATAGTAACATCCGTCAAGTCGTTGTTGGGCTGTGCAAGAGCAAACATCTTTTCAAAAGTATAGTGCCCCTTAGACAGTCCATATAGGATACGACCTAACCGATTCACACTAAATTCAATATCCCTAAGCTTGGATTTGGGTCTTTCGGAACCCATTGCAATCATACGCTCTGTACCACGTACCGTCTCCGGTGCCTTATCCGGTACACCGTGCATCATCTCTGGAAGTCCGAATGTGAAGTCTATGTAGAACTCACATTGCTGGATAAGACGATAAAACTCTCCCGCAAGAGGTTGTGGTGCCGGGTAATGAGGTTCTCCCTGTGTAGTATCTACTTCAATGACAGCATTGGGGTTTGACCAGTCTCGCTCAAGGTCTTCCATATTCGGAACCGATCCCATAGGAACGATAAGCTTCAATCCGGCTGACGCCTGTGCATGTGATAGTGCCAGAGACCAGAGCTTGTTTAAAAGCTTTTGCATTGGTCTTGCACGTGATACATCTGACTTAGGATATGGGGTCTCTGTCCAAATATTTGGAATAGGAATAATGGGATAGGTATCAATGTTTAAAATATTCTCATATAAAGAAATTTCCCCAATAGAAGCAGATACCCCTATTCTTGTTTGGGGGATTTCTTCAAACTCCAAGAATCCACGCTCCACAGCACCGGGATTCTTATCCAACATAGTAGTGAAAGCTTCCTCATCCATGATACTTTCTTGATTTGTTCTGGAGTCCACTACACGGTAAAAAGGCACTGAAGCAGGAAAGAATCTCTCTAGTATCTGGTATTTCTGTCGATGCCACCAGTCACTATCTTTGGTCTCTGCCGGTGTAAAAGCCTTAATGGTATTACGGTTTGATGAATCGGGAAAGTCTTCGTCCATCACCGTAGACAGTTCATTGATGACCCCCGGAATAACTTCTCCGGTTTCTGGGTTTAATTGATCTCCTAATTCAGGGTAGAGGTTAACGACCTGCTCACCAGTCAGTATGGTAGAAAGAATGATGCCCTCGGCATCAGTAAACCACCTGTCCCGACAATCAGGTGGAACATAAACACGAAACGGATTGACGTGTGTAAACTTGACGTCACCCCTACCGAAGTCTGCTTCGCCATCAATATAGGCGTATAAATATCCAAGCCCTGTAACAGCATAGTCCTGAATAGCCTGTTTCATTTGGGTATCCCCATCAGACACATCCCAGACATAACCAAGAATAGTTCGCCATACATTGGCGATCTTTACATCAGAATCTTCTCTGGGTATAGCTGTAAATATGGGTGGTTTTGCCGTAAGCATGCTTTTAAGCTTGTCAACGGCAGGAGCAATCCTATCCATGGGAACATCAGCCTGATTGCGGCTTGAAAGGTCTGAGGACTCATCAGCAGTAAAGTGGTTACCAAGAAAGAAATCAAGGTCTGTTCTGGCTTCTTCATCCCAATCTTCTCGGGAATCTCTCCATTGCTGGAATAATTCTTTATTTAACTTTGCTCTTGGGTCTTCTGGTATGGGCATTATCTATTAAACATCCATTCCTGTAATGATTTTGTACGCATGGGCAAGCCCTCATCTTTTTCCTCGTCTCTAAGCACATTAATAAAGTGTTCCAAAAGGGCCCGACGTTCAATTTTCTTCCTATCTTTTTTAGGGTCTAGACCTTTATATGATGCTTTGTATGGCGTTCTTGGGTATGGCGCTATTGGGTATTTTTCGGGTTTGGGGACATCTCCAATCTCGACCCTTGTACCTTCCTGCTCCGCTTCGGCTACTTCACTGAAGATTTGATCTCTGTGCTTTTTGTCGAGTATCTTTGAGACACCAGCACCTATTGCACCCCAATCATACATTGGCCCCTTAAACTGTCTTTCAATAGGGCCTATAAATCTATCTCCCAGCCTAAGCTCAAGAACATTCCGGTTCATGTCCTTATAGCGTTTTAAAATGTCAATCGGGGAAATGGGAGCACCTGATCTAGTAGGCCCCAGTACTTCTTTAAACTGACCTGTGGCTAGATCATAACCAAACATCTCTTTATAAAGCTCGTTAGCCGCCTGAATATCCTCATCTTGAGGAATGCGCTCAGGCGATCTGGTAAGCCTGTCAGCCTGATCTATGATCTTAAATTGATTAAAGCCTTGTCCGTTAGCCACTTCGTATACTTTGAGT